TTCACTTTTAATGTCGGTTCCATCTATTCTCCTTTTCTAAAAACAAAAATGGGTTCGTATTTATGTCCAGCTCCCATAACACTTGATAAAGTAAGTTGAATAGTTTCTTCTTGTATGAATCCGAGAGAAGTTGAAATCTTCTGAGTCTCCTCTTCGATAAACTTATACTTAGGTGTGTTTGCTATGTTGTACAACATATAACCACCTTGTTTAAGTCCACGATAACAATTTTCTATAGTTGTTTTTAAAAAACCATTCACCCACTCATCTTTGGTAGGGAATTTTTTATAACTTTGACTTTCCTCATCTGAATACTTTTCAGTATCAAAATAAGGTGGAGAAGTAAAACATAAGTCTAATGATTCTGACTTTGGTTGAAATGTCTCACTTCCTTGTTTATATATATCTACTTTCTTTTTAATATAATCGAAATCTTTGCTCATTTGATTTAGACCATCAAAGGTCTGTGTGGATGGTTCAGTACCAATGTAATGTTTGGTATTTTTAGCGGATAAAAAACCTAACAAACGACCACCCCATCCACAAGACATATCCCATACAACTCCATCTCCACCAAACCTTTCATATATTAGTTTCGCTGCTGTTGGTCTAAAGTTACTCACAGATTGAGTACCACTATAAATCTTTATTGATTGTCTTAGTCTATTTTCATGAAATACATTTCTCTCTCCATTAGGGTCTTCACCTTTGTAATGTTTCAGTTCCCAATTCCAACACTTTCTTATTGTGGATTTGAACATATCATCATCCAAGAATATTTCCATTGGTGATTTTTTGGCACTACCACATCTTACTTCCCAAAAGTGTGGATGATAAGTCCAACACAATCTAAGTCCATGCATAGTTTGCACAATCTGATTATCTTTGAATATCGTATCGACATCAAACTTTCTTAGTTTTTTTAAATGGTCGTGTTTTTCTTCCTCACGAATCTGATAATGGGGAAATCCATGTCGTCTATAATAATCAAATATAACTTCAACACCATATTCTCTATCCACAACATCTATTGAATTTGTTACCCTTTCGAACTCTAAGTCTTTCTCATCCACATCGATGAGTTTACCGAGAGTTTCATAATCTACTCTTGGCATTTTTCTCTGTACTCATAAACGAAATCACTCCATGTTGAGTCAGGTCCTGTATTTTCTGCTGATATGAATTCACTACTATAAATTAATCCAAACAAATCAACTACATCACGGAGTATTTTCAATTCGTATAATTTTTCAATTGGTTTTAATTTGTCTTCCATATCTTCATAAAAATAAAGAGGTCTTTCTGATACCTTTAAAGTTCTACCCTCATCATCGAATGATTTTATCCATCCTATATTTTTAGTCTCTATAAACTCATTAGGTAAAAAATCATCTAAGTCTATTATATTTCTATAATCTATGATATCATAATCTTTGTAAATCTCTGATAACCAATGACCATCCTTACGATAGTTTGGTAATAGAGGACCTGTTGCAGGTTTATCATAAGTCACATCGGAACTTATAAAAAATTTGTCACCATTATGATTATCTAAAACTTTTCTTAAATGCTTCATTTTACTTTCATAATCAAATCTTGGAATCAAATCCATTCTTGGGTCATCATCTATTGTTGGCCAATGTCTTACATGAATCCCAATTCTATCTCCTACTAATTTTTTTATTTTAGATTCAAGGTTCTTATCTTTTAACTTCAATAGATGTAACCAAGTACCATAAAAATCACCACCAAAATTGTATGGTGGCCATTCCTCCTCAACCCAATAATTTGTATTTTTATCTAACTTTGACAACCAAGGTTTAGTTGCATCAATACTTGGTATGTCTGTGTACTTATCGAATAATTCTTTGGATGATTTTGTATTTGGAAAATCTATAAACTTGGTCTCTAACCATTTGTCTGATTCTACTAATATTTTAAAATCAAAATTGTTATACCTATTTAATTCGTATGCTATCTCCCAAAATTGGATTCTATTTCCAAAACCTGTATCTTCGATTGTCCAACCAACATTCCCTATTTTCAAATATGACATCAATCTTCTCTCCAAGTGTCTAATGTTACACAATGAAAACTTCCACCGAGTGTTCTTGCGTGTCTTAATCTCATAGGTATTACTTCAATATTATTTTTGTACAATTGTTTATGTAGCTCAATTTGATTCTCATCACATATAACCAAATTGGAATTTAATGATAACAGATTAATTCCTACCCATATTGATGCATGATTATAGTTTGGATAATAACCAATATCCACCATATCAGAACACCAAATCTTATCCCAAGATTTCAATGGTTCGGGCATATTATATTCATTGACTCGTTCAGGATTAAGTAAACATAATCCCTCTCGTAATAGAGAAATTGTAGAATCTAAGTGAACATAACTATACATATTTTCCAAAGTATGTACTTTATACTCACTTCCAAGAAAATTCTGTAACCATTGTGCCCCTAACTTATTACCTGTGTTAGAAACCAAATATAATATATCATTATTACATCTAAGGATATTTGCTGCATCAAAGATTGGTTCTACATTTGTAAGTGTTAATTCATTCAAGTTATCTCTTTGATAACAATCATCTCTTAATCTTGGCTTTGGTGCTGATACCCATCTTGCACCTTTCTCCATATAATCAATAAAATCATCACGAAATGAAAATGTTTCAAAGTATCTTGACCTCAAGGCCATAGGTGATTCAATTATAGTATCACCAATAACAATTACACTATCTCTTGGACAATAATTGTAATATCCATCTGACATCCACTCACCATTTGATAAGAATGGTTTGGAATTATCTTGTGTTGTTGGTCTTTTAACCTTTACTCCAAATGATTCGAGAGTAGATACTAATTCTTCTAAATCCTCTTTAGTTTCTTCTATAACTTGCTTAGGATAATACCCTTCTTTGACATCATCAATGTTATCTCTATCAGCATAGTTAATGCAATGAAGGTCTTTACCCTTGATTGGATTATTTGAATTTTCTATATTACCTACAAATACTTCTCTTAATGTGTCCCATTCATTTTTTGAGTAAATCATGGTAGGTTTAGTTTTTTAATCTCCTTTGGTTCTGAGCCAAACTTTTGAAGTATAGATTTCAATTCTGCCTTACCTTGTTCGGAACTATAATAGATGTCAATGTATTCATTAGCTTCTTTGATACTAACCTCATGATACTTTGTAACAATTTCTACAACCCATTCAGGATGTTTCATAACCTTTTTTCCTTTAGTGTATCTCAACCATTGTTTACCTTTTGGTAATATTTCAGTATACAATCGGTATAAGTCTTTTGGTTCTAATTTATATTTTTGTAATTCATTGACCAAATCTGTCCAATTCATATTCATCGAAAGGAACCTATGAACCATATAGTTAGACCAAGTCTTCCTATCGGCATCATTTAGGTTCTCCCAATAGTTTTTAGTCTGTTTCGATGTTATGTGGGTGATGTGGTCAAACAAAGATTTTGTTTTCATATGAATAAATAGTGTTATCTTGTCTTGAAATTATTAATAAATTGCTTTACCCAAGAGTTCAATTTCACATCAATCAATAATGTTACCCTATCTATATCTCCGTCATTAAAAAGAGTGTGTATTTTAGATGTATCGAAATGATGCATGTAACCAACTGGTAACTCGTAACATCTGTAGTGGTCTTGAAACCTTTGACCAAATTCTGATATATTATATGTATTTTCATCTGTCCACTCCTCTTCTATTTCATCCACATCAGTTATACACAACCAACTATTTTCAGGCTGAACAATTGGTATCTGAAATCTAACAATTTCTTCACCCATATCCTTATCATGATGAAGACCATAAGAGGTCTTAGGTTTTCTTCTCAATAATCTAAATGAGGTAATTTCTGATTTGAAGCTATCAAATATATCTTTTAGATATGGGCACGAATTAAGTATATTACCATAAGGTAGATTATTATGATGTTCTGTATGTGTCTTGCTGATTTGAAATACATTTGGTAAGGATATACAATGTCCAAATGCACCATCCTCATATTTCAGTCTCGACTCTATGTATTCTTTTTCTTCAATTAGTCTTTTTACATCAAAATATTTGTCCAAATATTTGACTTCTAATTTTTCCATGGCTTATCCTTTGATTTATCCATCCAAGTCATTTCAAAGCTATGGTAACAATAACCCTTAAAGTTTTTATTGAATAGAGTTTTATCCTCATCTAAAATCTTTATTTCATCAAACCTACTCTTATCTTCTAAATAATAATCCGTTAGTGCAAAAACACTAAATGAATCCATAGTATTGTTCATCTTTCTATCATTTTTTAGACACCACTCTATGAAGTCTATACAGAAAAGTGAACCTTTTTCAAACCCCAAAAAACAATCCTGTATCAAAACATCATATTTTTTGATATCATTATACATTTTGATACCCACCTCATTGGACATAAATCGTTCTTTGATTACTTTTTCACTTGATACAACACCTTTATGCTTTGTGAGTTCTGTAATTGGATTCAGATAAAATAAATCTCTGTCTATGTAAAACCCACCATACTTATGAAAAACCAAAAATTTAGTAAAGTCCATCATCTTACAATATATGTGTCGCTGATTAAAATTACTTTTTTGAATATCTTTCCATACTGATTTGTATTGTGGGTAATGTTGACTAACGAAATTGTCTAACTTTTCAAAATCCCAATATTTTATTTCAAAGTAGGGATGATTATCAATCCAATCAAATTTTGTTTGGTATAAATCAGGTCGGTATGATTTTAAATCTTCTTCACCTTGTAACCAAAAGAAGTGTAGAGTGTTCAACCTAAATGACCACCCAAGGCTTATCTGAAGTTTCGTCCTTCCAGCCAAAATCGTATAAATGAATCATGTAGGATTTTTCTGTCGGTACAAAGGATAAACAATAGTCAGGTTCAAGAAGTTTTATGTTGGTTTCTACTTTATTTTTTATCAACCAAACGGTGTAATACCAAGTGGAATAATGTTGTAATACAGGTTGGTCTGTTCGATGTTTGGCATCATTAACAAAATCTATTAGAAAGTCTACATTTGGTTTGGAATATAGAAATGCACTTCCGATTATTTTTGTATCTGGCATTGGAACCAATGGAAAATTATATTGTAGGAAATCTTCCTTAAGACCTACCTTCCAAGTCTCGTCACTTTCTGTTTCCCACGAATGTACGGCATCGTAAGCTTCGTATTTTTCTAAAAGTGGGTCGATTCTTTTGATTGGTATTGTATCGGTATCAACATATAAACCACCATAGTGATGTAATATTAACAATCTACTCAAATCAGATTTCTTGATTGGCATTAAATCTATGTAGATATCATACAAATCAGGATAGTGTTCTTTGATGAATGGTTTTATTTCTTTATCACTCCAAAATTTGTAATCCCAACTATTATCATACTTGTACATTCT